TTAAAAAAAGGACTAAAAATAAGGGGTAAAATTGGTTTCTGACACTCACGAACAATCCAACAAACGCGGGAGATTAACAACGATTCTGGCAGACATACAACCGAGTAAGACAACGCTGAATTGTAGTGAGGAGTTATATAGGTTATATAAGAAGGACGGTTTGACGAAGAAGGAGTTGGAAAGGGTGAGGCAGATTAAGAAGAAAGAGGAAAGTAAGATATTTCACGCAAAGCATATATGTTCTATATGTGACAGGGTACAGTCAAGGGAAGGAACACACGAACCAACAGGAAGCCGATGGTAGAAACAGCAGTAGCAGAAAAAGAAATAGTATTGACCAAAGAGCAGGAAAAAGAGATCCAGACTACTCTGGCGCAGGTAGTAAGGAAATTTCCTCTGTTCTTGGTTGAAAAGGAACATCTTACCATTAAGACAAAGGCGATGTCCTTGACCCCTTTGACGCTTAATCCTACCCAGATAATCATACTTAATAAGATAAAAGAGAAGCTAAGTGCCGGTAAACCAATAAGGATATGGATCTTGAAGGCTCGACAAACCGGCGTTTGCTTAGACCCAGATACAAGAGTATTAACTTCGGATTTAAGATGGGTTTATATAGATGATATTCCCATAGGGCAAAAGATTATGACAGTTGATGAAAATGCAATATATCGAGAAGGTAGAAAATTAAAGGTTGGAACGGTTATTGCTCGTAGAGAAATATATGAAGAAGCTTTTAAGGTAACAATGGAAGATGGGCGAGAGTTAATTGCTACACCAGGACATAGATTTCTTTGCAGAAGAAGAAACTCGACAGAAACTCAATGGCGTTGTGTTAGAGATATGAGGATAGACGATGTTATAAGACATATTACTAATGTTTGGGGTTCATCTGATTTTGAAGATGGTTGGTTTGGCGGGATAATAGATGGTGAAGGCACAGTTAGAAAGAAAAGTAGAGCTGGATGTGAAATGTCGGTTTCTCAACGTCCAGGATATGTCTATAATAAAGCAAAACAATATTTGAAAGATAACGGATATACTTTTAGAGAGCGTTTACATATTAAATCTTCAAATAGTGGATTTAGTAATAATCCTGTTGGAGAGTTAACTCTTAGCAGAATAGATGAATTATTTTGTTTACTTGGCAAAACAAGACCAATACGGTTTGTAAATGGCTTATGGTGGGAAGGAAAATCTTTGCCAGGAAGGGGTAAAGGGTGTGAAGCTTGGCGTAAGATAGTAAATATAGAACCATTAAAACAACAAAGAATGATAGATTTACAGACTTCTGATAAGACATTTATTGCAGAAGGATTTGTTTCTCATAATTCTACTCTTATAGAGGCAATATTATATGCCTTTACTTCACAGAGAGAGGGTGTAAACTCCTGCGTTATTGCAGATGATATAGATGGTTCAAACTATTTGTTCCAAATGCAGAAGTTGTATTATGAGAAGGTGTGGAGTTTCCTAAAACCACCTTTGAAACATAGCAACGAGAAGAAATTGGAGTTTAAGAGAATACACTCACAGGTGTTAATTGATACAGCAGATAACCCAAACGCAGGGAGGAAATTTACCTTTCAGTTCGTTCATTTATCAGAGGTCGCCTTCTTTCCAAAAGGGTTAGACGAGTTAATGCTTGGATTAAACCAGAGTGTTCCAAATCTTCCAGGCACTATGATAATTGGAGAAACGACCGCCAATGGTATTGGAGGCGACTTTTATGACGCTTGGTTAAGTGCCATAGAGGGTAAGAGTGATTGGGAACCGATATTTATACCGTGGTATGATAGCCCAGAGTATTCAAAGCCATTAGAGAAAAATGAACTTTATCCAATAGAGGGGATTAAGTTTGCCACACCATTAGAGAGAAAAGAGTTTCTTAAATCAGAACTGCGCCTTTTAGACAAGGAGAAATTAAGTAATGAACAGATTAACTGGCGTAGATGGTGTATAGTTAATAATTGTAAGGGTAGTGTATTAAAGTTTATGCAGGAATATCCGGACACTTGGCAGAGTGCGTTTATCTCTACTGGCGATCTGTATTTTGACAGGCAGGGTTTGATACAGCAAAAAGATGAAGACCCTAAAATGATAGGGAATATTGTCAAGATAGATGGAAGATATGAATTTAGGGAAGATGGTACAGGGTTGTTTAAGATATATGAACCTCCTAAAGATAGTGGGAGATATGTGGTAACTGGCGATACAGCAGAAGGCCTTGAACACGGTGATGATAGTGTTTGGTATGTTGGGGATTTAGCAAGTAATAATACTGTAGCGACCTATAAACATAAGACACCTCCAGACCAGTTTGCTCAAGATGGGATTATGTTGGCGAATTATTACAAGAACGCGCTGATAGCACCAGAGAATAATGGGTATGGATATAGTGTGTGCCAGGATATATATAAGCAGTATGGGAATATCTATAGGACAGTTAAGACCACAAAGGGAGTGCAGGAACAAACAAGGGAATTAGGATTCAAGACAAATTCCAGGACCAGGCCAGAAATGTTGGCGCAGTTGAACGAGGAAATAAGGGAAGAAGCAACGAACCTAAAGGACAAGGATTTAATTAGGCAGTTGTGGACTTTCATAAATATAGATGGCAAGGCACAGGCACAGAAGGGTCAGAAGGACGATATGGTTATATCACGAGCCATATTCAGTTTAATAAGGAAGATGAGGCCGATGGCGTCAGGTGTGGCAACTTCCTTAAGACGAGCATACAACCAAAGACCTTTACCAAATCAAGGGATAGGGTTTAAGAGGAGTAAATAATATGAGTGATAATGGTGGAGAGAAGATTAGCGGAGAGAAACCAGATTTAGAGAAAGCAAGAGAAGATGATGGCACAATTCTTACAGTAAAAATAAACAAAGAAGGAAGTCTAAATTGGACAACCAAAATGCCACCTCCTCAACTGAATTTCTTACTGGACACAATAAAGGCACATTTATTTAAACCACAGGAAGAGAAAATTATAAGACCTCCTGGTGGAATTATGAACAGAATTAGACAGAGTGGCGCGTTTGGAAAGGGAAAATAATGGATATTACAGAATCACTACAAATGCTTTTAGTTTCAAAATGGGTATCTTATGCAGGTTTTAGGTTAATAGTATTTCCTGGACTTACAGATAATAAAAAATGGTGGTAATATGAGTGATATAGCAATAGGACTTTTAAGGAAAATAACAAAGGGCGATATACCAGATAAAATATTAAGAACTGCTTGTGATTTTAGAGTAGAAGGTAATCAATTTTCTTTTAGGTTAGTAGGAAATATTTTACAAGAAGATATGGAAGATATTAAGGTTTTACAAGGTTCTTCATTATAAACCTATCGCCGAAGGCGATTAGACACAAAGGAAACCTATGATAGATAATAAAGATGACAAAACGAAATTTGGCGTAGATTTACAGGATTACAAACCAAAAGGTGAAGAAGATAAGCCTCTATCTTTTGGTGACTGGTTGAAACTTAACCTAACACCAGAGAAGAAGAAAGAGGTAGTGGAAAATATCCTCAAGCAAATTCAGTCCATTGTAGATGATAGAAACTTGTGGCAGGAAAAAGTTGAAATGTATAGAAACGCTTATGGAGGTGAAATGGAAGAAACCTCTATTCCGTTCAGCGGCTGCTTTCATAAAGATACAGAGATATTTACTAAAGATGGATGGAAGTTAGTTAAAGATGTTAAGGTTGATGAAGAAGTTATTACAAGAAAACCTATAACTGGAGAATTAGAATTTAGACCAGTTATTGCTACGCAGAATTATAAAAATGTGGGTAAACTTGTTCAATTTAAACATAGGAGTTTTGAAATTTTAGTTACACCAGACCATAAGATGTATTTGGAAGACCCTATTAAAAAAACGTATAGATTTGTAGAGGCAAAGGATTTCCCAAGAAGTGGGCATATTCCACAATTTGGTATTTGGAATAGTGAACCAGCAATAGAATTTTTTGGATATAAAGCAGATGTATTTTTAGAATTTTTAGGTTGGTTTATTTCAGAAGGATTTTGTTACAAACATGCAACAATTTGTATCGCTCAAGGACAGGTTCATAAAGAAAATAGAGACAAGATTAAAAATTGTCTTGATAAAATGGGTGTAGTGTATAAAGAAAAAGAAAACCTATTTATGGTAAGTTTGCCACAAGGATTAACTGCTCATCTATATTCATTGGGGCGGTCTTGGGAAAAACATATTCCTCGGATATATTTAGATTTACCGCCAAAACAACTAAAGATTTTATTTGATGCATTGGTAGATGGAGATGGGCATAGGGCAAAAAGAAAAGAAGGAAGAAGAGATGAAATAGATTATTATACTTCAAGTAAACTTCTCGCTGATGATGTACAGGAAATAATTTTAAAGTTGGGATATTCGGCGAATATTTCTGTAAGAGATAGGATAGGAAAAAGATGTTGTCAGAAAGTCCGTCCATTTAACCCTGGGATAACAAGGCATTTAAGTTATTGTTTAAGTGTTAGATATACAAAGTTTTTAGATTTGAAACGGACTACAAAACAATATGTGGATTATAATGATGATGTTTATTGTGTTACTGTTCCTCCTTATCATACTATTTATGTTAGATATAAAGGTAAACCGTTATGGATTGGGCAGTGCTTTAATTTAAATGTACCTATTATAACTAAATATCAAGACGCTTGTGTTTCCCAGACAGAGGAAGCATTTGAAGATGTTGACCCCAAGTGGACAGTTGAAATGCCCTACAACCGAAAACTTGAACCTTATATTAAAGACCAGACAACAATT